GATTGAAACAATGTGTGGAAAGTTTAATGAAAGATAAAGATTTGATTGTAGAAGGCAATAAGTATTTAGATGTTAAAAAAAATGGAATTGGTGCTCATGGTGATACTGAAAGAGTTATGGTTGCTTGTCTTAGGGTAGGCGAAGGTATGCCAATGAAATATGGGTGGTTTCATAAATGTAAAGTAGTAGGTAAAACTTTAACTGTAAATGTTCCTGGTGGTTCTCTATATTTTATGAGTGAAAAAGCAGTTGGGGCTGATTGGAAAGGTAATAGTAAATATACATTGAGACATGCTGCTGGGGCAGCCAAGTATTTGAAAATGAAGGGTGAAGTAGTGGAATAATTTGAGATTTAATAATATTATAATTTAGTTATTTGTAAATATTAATATTTAAAAAATTTTAAAAATTTTTTTTTTTTTATGTTTAAATATATACTTTTCGTCATAAAGGGTGTACCGATTTCTAGTTGAACATATAAAATTATTATCAGATTTTATTTCTAAATTTAAAGCCATACAACAAAAACTGCTATCTGTAAAAAAATTATAGTATGAATTTATTATAGTATCTTTGTAATGGATTAATCTATGACCTACAAATTCATTTGCTAATTTGTAAAATGGATGTTCTTCTTTGTAAAAATTTTCACATGGGTTCAAAAATAAAATTTCATCTTTATTTAATTCTTTAAATTTATTTGAAATATAATTGCTATTATAACAGCGTCCTCCGCTTGTTTCCGAATGAGCAAAAATATATTTAATTGTTTTAATTTTATCAAATAATTTTTTTGATAATTCAGTTTCTGGAATATAAAAATAACTCCAAAAATATTTGGGATCAATATTTGCATGATCATACCATCTAAATGGTATTGAAATAGTTCTATTCTCCGGTTTTGTCCAATTGTGACACCCAGATATATATAAATCATATCCTTTTGTAATTTTATTGAATGTTTCATGGGGGCATCCTCGTCTTGGGGAAATACTGTTCTCTGTATCAACACCCATTATAGTAATACTTTTGTCATCTTGATAAAATAGTTCCAAATTTTCTTTATTTTTTGTAAAACTAACTACTATAATTTCATCATAACATGTGCTTAAATATCTTACCATTCCTATTGAAGTAATGTTATCGCCCAATCCTAAATGTGTTAATACAAATGCCTTTTGGGGTTTATAACCTTTTTGTTCTTTTAAAGCAGAATTTGTTAAATTATTGATTTTTTTTTTAACTCTGAATCTTCTATCATTATCTTTTATTATTTGTAAACATAATTTAGTTTTATCTCCTTCATTATCTCTAAATTTGTCTTGCATTTCCCATATGTCTAAATTAATTTGTTTTAAAATATCATAATAAAACTCATATTTTTTTTGATATTTACACAGTTTTTCTTGTAAAATATTGTATTCTTTTTCAACATCTTTGGATCTATCGTCTTTTATTTTATTTAATTTTATATCTAAAATGGTTAATTTATCTAATGCTTCTCCTAATGAAACTGGTAAAGTTAATATATTCATGTTATATTATATGAATATAATATATTATATTACATATTTTTACACATTTCATAATGTTTATCGTATTTATTTATTATTTTAAAATCAAACTTTTTATATAAATTTATTGCAGGTATATTTTCTTTATCTACTGTTAAAAAAATGTTTTCAATATTTTTTTTATTAGCGACTTCAATTAATTTTTTAATGATTAATTTTCCAAAACCTTTACCTCTGTATTTTTTTAAAACACATATCCCTAACCATATATATTTTTCAAAATCTAAATGACCATATCCTATAATATTATTATCATCAATAACTAGTAATGTAACAATATGATTTTTTATTACATTTACATTTCTTGAATTGAAATACCTAAAATTTTTTGAATCATTTAATTCAATAAATTTTTTTAATAAGTTAATATTTTTATCATTTATTAAAATAATATTCATGTAGTATTTTAATATATTTTATTTAAATATATCTTCTTTATTATATATAAATATATCAACAGCGAACAAAGTATGAGTTAACGTGTGATATATAATCTAATTTGTATGATACAGGAAGTACATTTAATTTATTTACAATATCTTCTGGTTTGCGATGTCCATGTTCTATTACAAATACATTTGGGAAGATATCGGCATCTTTCATACCATCTATAACTTCATATTCGTGACCTTCAACATCTAAAACAAATAAATCTAGTTCGTTTATTTTTTGTTCCTTTATTAATGAAGAATATGTTGTAGTGCAGATTTCAAAATCTTTGTACTTATTATTTGACACTTTCTCTAATAATTGCTGATGTTTTGGAAGATGACATAGAGAAGCATTAGTATTATTAATGCTGTGAGTAGGAATATCATACACCCGTATATGTTGTTTTCCCTTATTATTAGATAAAGCAATATTTATATTAATAGAAGAAGGCCTATTTAATTTTAATTTTTCAAATATGTGTGGAAGCGGTTCAATATTAATTGTATTCCAATTAAAATTTTCTTCGAAAAATTTAGTACAATTTTCAGTTAAACCATCAAATGCTCCACATTCAATAGATATACCATTTTTTTATTTTTAAAATACCTTTCATATAATACTTTATCTACAGGAGGATTAAATTGTCCGTAAAATTTCATTTTATATAATAAGCATTTATTATATATGAGTAAATTAAACTTAATTAATTTTTGGAAAGATAAAAAACAACCGATTTTTGAAAAATTACAATGTAAATTATGTAATTATTCTGGAAATAAAAGTAATTATAAGGTTTTTCAAAAGGACGATATATTTCACGCTGGAAAACTCATACGTTATAAATGTCCAAATTGCGATGTTATATTTGGTGATTTACGTTTTTTACACCTTTGAATATTTAAAACGCCGACTTAATCCAGATATTTTTTAAAATTATCAGGCGATAATCTAATATAATAATTATCATAAGTAGTCATATATAATCTTTTTGGATGAGATTGAGGATGGAAACAAGGTATAATATCTTCGTAATTTAACTTTAATATTGTTTTTATTAATGGTAAAATAGGTATAGTCCAATGTGTCATTTCTATATCCTTTATTTTTGATTCATTTAAAAAATCTAAATCTTTTTCAGGTAATTCATGATTAATAATTTGTTTAATTAATTGTCTAAAAATTTCATAAAAAAATATATTAGTTGGATGGAATGGATCAAAAAATAATAGATTATCGTTATAATTTAATTTAAAAAAATTATACATTTTAACATCTGATTTTTCATCTAATATTTTAATTTTTTCTAATTCACTTTCAAAAAACTTAATTAAATCTTTCTCATCTATTTGTATATTATTGCTAAAATTTATGACCTCTTTTTTGTCGCTTTTATTTTTGATATTAATAAAATCTTTAAATATACCATTCATAGTATGAAAACTATATTTTTCATATGTAATATATGGTATATAAGTACATTTATACCAAAATGCTCTTGTTCTATAATAATTAACTCTTATAATTTTACATTCGTTCTTTAAATATTTACGAATATTATCAATATTATATTCACTATAATCATAATTTTTGTTCATAGGTTGATAAATAAATATATCGCATTTATTTAATAATTGTCTATGATTATTATCTATATTTGTTTTATGTAAATTTTCATAATTTGCAAAATATGAAACAATAAATTTACTTTTGGTAAATGGATGATTTTGAAACATAGTTCTTAATACGTTTCCTGCACAATTAGTATATAATACAATATTCATATAAATATAATAATATATATATTATTATATGCCTAACATATTATATTTACTAAGTCATAAAACTTTGACCGATTTTGAAATACCTATTATGAGAAATAAAGGATATAATTGTTATATTCCAAAAAAATTTAATAGTTTATCATCTGTAAACTCAATTAATTATACAACTCCATTTGATTGTGATAAGTTTTTAGATATGAGTCAATCTGACATAGATGTATTAAATACTATAGATTTTTTTAATAATAATACAATATTCTCTTCTCAACACCTTAAGATTATTAATGATAATTTTTCTTGCATTGTTATCACTTTACTAACATCAAATAATATGCTTAAACAACTAGTAGCTAATTTTGATGGTAAAATATATTTTCGTTTCTTTGGATTAGATGGATATAAATCTTATAGAAATATTATAAAGAGGCATTATCCAACAGTATATAAATGTGATAAGATACAATATATTTTCTCTTATAAGGAGATTATTGATTTTGAATTTGGGTTTAATGAAAATGATATATTTACAGAATATAATTCATATTATATTCCATTGGGGATACCGGAATTATTAGTAAAAAAAATTCAAAATACTTATAATCCTTTGAACAATAAAATTGCTTTTGTTTGCTCAAGAACTGATGAAGGAATGAACAATTATTATGGGTTAATTTTTAATAAATTTAAACAAGAATTTCAAAATTATGAATATGTTATTTTTGGAAAAAATAACAATAAGATATCTCATCTACCATATATTAAAAATAATTTAAATGATACTGAATACTATACACAAATTTCTAATTGTAAATGTTTATTTTACCATGGTATAGAGGAAAGACATCTACATTATCATCCATTAGAAGCTATAATTATTGGAATACCAGTTATATTTCTTGAAAAATCCTTATTATCATCATATTTAAATGATAGTGAGGGAAAGTGTAAAAATTACGATGATGCTAAAATTAAAATTAATAAAATTATAAATAATGATGAAACACTTATTAGATCTATTATAGATTCTCAAAATGTAGTTATACCACAATTATTAGTATCAAATAATTTGGATATATTTGATAAATTATTCTCTAATATATAATCTATAGATTTTTTACACATAATCATTTTCTAGGCGAGACGAAGTTGTTTTTTAATTATTTATTACTTTATATGCAAGATTTGAAATAAAATCCAAGTATTTATTTAAATCAAAAATAGAAATATGATTATTATTTTTAAGTTTATTTATATCTAACATATTAACAAGTATTGGTTTTTGAAAAAAAAATGATTTTTTTCCAAATAAAATAGAATTTACATATTGACCGCCATGACCAACACCAATATTATAATCTGCATTTTTTATTAATGCAATATCATTTATATAATTATCAAAATTTAAATTATTGTAAATATTTTCAATAGTGAGATCAAAAATAGTATTGTTATTTTTTAATAATAACAATTCATCATAAATGGTTGTTATATTATGAGCATTTGATTCGTAATTTTTTGACATATTTTTCTCACCTAATAAAATAATAGTGTAATTAGTTTTGAATTTTGTAAAAAATTCTTTTAGTTTATCTTTTAAATTACTGTAATTAAATGATTTATAAAATCTACATTTAGTGTGAAAAATAATATATTTATTGTTTATTTTATTATTATCATATGTTTTTTTAACTAAGGGTTTTAATAAATTATAATTGGTTATATATTTAACATTTTTGTGCCAATTTGTATATGAAATATTAGGACTGTAAAAAAAAAATATTTCATTATTATTAAAAAAATGTTTTATTAATTTAATTTTAAATGTGAATGAATTTAGTGCATTTAATCCATACGGATTATCTATATATATTGCTAAATTAAATAATATTTTTTTTTCTTTAAATAACATGTTAGAAAAACATAACTTAACCAGTAAAATATCACCAATACCTGTTTGTATAATTTCAAAATTATTAAAATCAATGTCTTTTATAAATTCAAAGTTATATTTATTAACTAATGTTATATATTTTTCCATTATATATATTCTTGAATATATAAATATTCAATAATGCAATTACTTATGTATTCTTGTTGTTCTTTTTTTAATCCAGGAAAACTAGGCAGCATTACTCCATATTTTGTTATATCTAATTCTTCATAATTTACTTTAATGTCTTTTAAATGATCATGTTTTCGTATATCATAAAAAAATGGTCTTATTTGTATTAACTTTTCATTCATATAGTTTTCAAAATCTTTATATACTATACCATGTATTATAATACAATACATCCAGTTAGATGGATTAGTATTATTTTCCACTTTTAATTTTTTAATTTTTTTTGATTTTATTATATTATCTAGTAAAATATCATAATTTTTAAATATGTGTGATTTTAAATTTAAAATATGTTCTAAATCACATAATTGATCATATAAAAATCCGGCTTGAACATTTGTCATTCTGTAGTTATATGCTAACCTATCATGAATATATCGTTCTTTAGTCATCCCGTGACTATAACAAGTTTTCATATAATTATATGTTTCTTTATCATTTGTAAAAAATGCTCCACCTTCTCCAGTTGTCAATGATTTATTTGCATAAAATGAAACAGCAGAACAAAAACAATCGGTCCCACTAAATTTATTTTCATATTTTCCAAATAATCCTTCACAATTATCTTCAATAAAAATAATATCGGGTCTTATTTTTTTTAGTCGTGGAACATTTATAATATTTCCCAAGTTATGAACAACTAATATACAACTATTTTTGTCCAATGACTTAATATATTCTTCATTTGTGTCAATATTTAATGTGTTTTCATCTAATTTCATAACTTCTAATTCTTCTTTTTTATATTCCATCAAAGCACAATTCCATGGAGCAATAAAAACATTATTAGGAACATAAATTTTTTTTATTTGAGGAAATTTGAATTTTAGTGCAATAAATAAAGAATGTGTTGCAGAGGTACCATTATTCATTAAGATACAATATTTTACATTTAAAATATTTTTTAATTTTTTTTCAGCATTCTTAACATTGATACCATAATTACTAATCCAACTACTTTCAATAGCATTTATAGCAGATTTTTTGTATTTTTCTAAATAAGGGATATAAATCGGGATCATTTATATTAAATTATATTATATTATTTTAAGTTAAATACTCTTTTTTTAAATAAAATATAAAATAAATGAAAGTAGCATTAATTACGGGTATAACCGGGCAAGATGGCTCTTATTTAGCCGAATTACTTTTAGAAAAAGATTACGATGTTTGGGGTATCATTAGACGTTCGAGCAGTATTAATACAGGAAGGATTGATCATTTATATCACAATAAACGACTTATTTTAAAATACGGTGATTTATCAGATGGTCCCAATTTATTACACATTATGTATGAAATTAAATCAACTTATCCAAATATTGAAAGGTTAGAAGTTTATAATTTAGGTGCAATGAGCCATGTTAAAGTGTCCTTCGAAATGCCCGAATATTCTGGTAATGTGGATGGGTTAGGTGTATTAAGACTTTTAGAAGCCATTAGAAGTAGTGGTATGATGGAAAAATGTAGGTTTTACCAGGCTTCTACTAGTGAATTATATGGATTAGTACAAGAAGTTCCTCAACGTGAAACCACACCTTTTTACCCAAGATCTCCTTATGGGGTTGCTAAATTATACGGATATTGGATAACAAAAAATTATCGCGAAGCATATAATATGTTTGCATGTAACGGTATTCTTTTTAATCACGAATCGCCTCGTCGAGGACCGACTTTTGTAACTAGAAAAATTACCAGAGGTATTAATATGATTTTAAAGGGAGAACGAGACAAGTTGGTTATGGGAAATATTGATGCAAAACGTGATTGGGGGCATGCAAAGGATTATGTAGAAGGTATGTGGAGAATTTTACAGGCAGATAAACCCGATGATTTTGTTCTCTCGACAAATGAATTTCACTCAGTAAGAGAGTTTATTGAAATGTCTTTTGCTATGAAAGGATTTAATATTAAATGGAAGGGTGAAGGATTAGATGAAATAGGTTATGATGAAAAAACAGGCAGAGAGTTGATTTTTATTAGTGAACGTTATTTCAGACCTGCTGAAGTTGAAGAACTACTAGGGGATTCAACAAAGGCTAGAACTATGTTGGAATGGAAACCACAATATAGTTTTAAAGATTTAGTTAAAGAAATGGTTGAACAAGATTGTAAATAATTTATATTTTCAAAACAATTAAATTATTTCCTAGCATCATCAAAATTATCAATAAACCATTTTGTGTTTTTTTGAATACCGCTACTAATAGGTGTAAAATCGAAGTGACCAATAAGATTCATTAGATTAGCGTTATCTGCTGTTTTTTTGAATTGACCATCAGAATACCTGGTATCAAATTCCATCATGTGTTCATAATCGAAAGATTTTGCTATTTCTATAGCAACATTTTTTATCGAAACTTCATTTTTCTCTCCAACAGATAAAATTAATGTTTTTTTTTGATCATAATTTTCAAGTGTCCACATGAAAAGTTTTGCTAGATCTTCGGAGTAAATAAATTGTCGCAAAGGCGTGCCACTTCCTAATACTCTAAATGGTTTGTTTTCTTTTTTCGCTAAATAACATCTATGAGTTAGTGCAGGAATAACATGTCCATCATTTAAACAATAGTTATCATGTGGTCCATAAATATTAGTAGGAATTACACAAATAAAATTATCATCGAATTGTTCTTGATATGTTTTACAATGAATTTCTAACATTCTCTTGGCATAAGCATATGCATCATTTGATGTATGTGGAGGACCATTATGTAACATAGTTTCATTGATAGGATATGTGGTTTTATCGGGAAATATACATGTTGATAAACAACAGATAAGTTTTTTAACTTTAAATTCATGTGAATATTTTACAACATTAAAATTAATTAAAGTATTTATTTCAAACATATCGACTTTATTATTCATATTTTTGAAAAGACCACCAACACACGCTGCTAAATGGATAACATAATCTGGTTTATGTTTATTAAATAATCTCCATGTTTGCATATAATCAGTAAGATCTGCATCTTTGGAGGATACAAAAATAAATTCGTAATTGTAGTCTGGAGAGATATTTTTAATTGCAGAACCGACAAGTCCCGAAGAACCAGTAACCAAAATCTTCATTATAATATATATTTAAAATTATTTTAATAATTATACTAATGCAGAAAACAAACTTATTAGTTACGGGTGGTTGTGGGTTTATTGGTTCTAATTTTATAAATCTTATTTTTAAGAAAAATAAATATAATATTTTTAATCTTGATGCGATGTATTATAGTGCAAATGAAAGCAATATCAATAAAGAAATTAGAGAATCGGAAAATTATACCTTAGTAAAGGGAAATTTATGTTCAGAGGATTTAGTAACTCATGTGTTAGAAACTCACCATATAGATGAAGTTGTGCATTTTGCAGCACAAAGTCATGTTCAAAATTCATTTTCTGATGCATTACAATATACTAAAGACAATATTTTAGGAACACACATACTTTTAGAATGTTGTCGAAAATATGGTAAAATAAAAAAATTTATTCACGTTTCAACTGATGAAGTATATGGAG